GGGTGTTCCTCGCTCTTTCTCGCTTTCGGAATATAGTTGTCAATGTACTCGCCGATTTTAACAACTCGAATGGCGCCGTCAATGCGCAACAAAAGCTCGGAATCGTATGCCACACTGTTTAGGGTCAGCTGCGTTGTCGGTTCGCCAATACTCTGAGCAGCAATCATGCCAACCATTTCACCCGGCGCGACAATTGCGCGCTTGTACATGAGAACCATCATTTCTGCCAAAGCCACAATCGCTTTCCGGTTGAACCGTTTCACCATGAGCAAATCGCGCGGTGTGAGCGAGTAATAATACATGACTTTGAAGAGCTCGGTGGGCGGCGCATACTGCAGCTGTTCGAAACGCGCGTACGTTTCTTCGAGCAGAATAAATGTTTCCAGAGGCGTAATGTCAACTTCAGAATTTTTATTTATTTTTTGCATGCCCGCCACGTTGGCAACAATGTGTGAAAACGACAATGGCAAATACGCGTCCGTTGTGTTTTTATTCTTGAATACTTTTACGACAATCTCCTCGCGAGTTTTCATCAAATATTCAGTATATTTTTTGGATTTTTCATCGCAAAGTTTTTGCTGCTTCTTCATGCGACTAAATGCAGTCTTTGAAAACACGGCTTTGAGTTCGCTCGTTGTTTCAGAGTCTCCGCCGACCGGTACGTAAAAGTGGGCATAGATTTCATCCGGCGTCATTGCGATAAAGTTCATATTAGAGTGTTCAATTTTCACGGTGTCGATGCCGTCTTCGCCATAACTAAACTGAACAATTCGATTCTTGTTGTTTCGAACCGTCATATCATATTCAACCTTGATATCCTCCATACCTTTAATCAATCGGCGCTGAATATATCCTGTTTGCGACGTTTTAACGGCGGTGTCAATCAGACCAACACGACCACCCATGGCGTGAAAGAACACCTCCGACGGCGTGAGTCCAGCAATAAACGAGTTTTCAACGAATCCTCGAGCCGCAGGGCTGTCATCGTATTTAGAATAGTGCGGCAGCGTTCGGCTGTCAAAACCGTAAGGCACGCGCTTACCGTCAATGGTTTGCTGACCGACCAAACAAATCATCTGGGCAATATTCACCTTGCTACCCTTTGACCCGGCATTTACCATGGTAATGAATCGGTTCGTCTTGCTCAAACTTTTGAGACCAATGTCACCCGCTTCACCGTTTGCCTTGTTCAAGATGTTGGTAACGAGCAATTCGAATTCTTCCTCATTGGTTCTTCCGGATTTGTTTTCAAAGGTGCCAATGTGAATGTTGTCAATAATTGTCTTCACCTCGAGTTTCTTGGTTTTAATGGAGTCGATAATTTTCTCGGTTGTTTTCTTATCGGAAATTAAATCGCTGATTCCCACACTGTATGCAGACGTCTTCATGTATTCCGTAATAATATTTTGCAAGTCATCGATGAAATTTGCAGATGCCATGTTTCCAAAGTCGTTGCATATGCGCTGAATCATGCCATTTGTGCTTGAAGCCAAAACGCCGCTGTCAATGTGACCGCGCAAAATTTCTCCATCACGAATTTCTAGAACGTTATTCGAAGTCGCATAATCGTCGCTGTCTCCAAATTGTTTGGTTTTATATTTCATGCTAAGCGGCGGAAGAATCTGCGACAGAATTTCAAAATTGGTAATCTTCTTGGTAGGGTCGCTGAAAAGCGAAGCGTCGACATTTTTATATCCCATTAGAAGATTCATGGCTGCGCGCGCATCAAACGCGGCAATGCCGCTTCGAGTAAATTGGTAGATTCCCAGCAACGAATCTTGAAAAATACCGATAATCGAATTATTCTTTGCAGGACTTATGATTTGATACGGAACTGCTGCAAGCCCCTTAAGCTCGGCTTCGGCTTCATCATCTTGCGGCATGTGCAAATTCATTTCATCACCATCAAAATCGGCATTGTACGGTTTGGTATCACCAATATTCATTCGAAAGGTGTCTCCCTGTTGCATAATTCTCGCAATGTGACACATCATGCTCATTCTGTGAAGCGTCGGCTGGCGATTAAATAGAACGCCGTCTCCGTCCATCATGTGACGGTGCACCACATCGCCATTTTCAAGAACGACCGTAGTTCTATCCATGTATCGCAGCGAAATATCGCCACCCGTTTTTTTCTCAAGAATATTCGCACCAGGATACACATCTGGACCGTTTAGAACCAGCTGCTGAAGGAAATCGCGATTGCGATTATTTACAACAACCGGTTTTGTAATATTCATTGCAGTTTTCTTCGGCACGCCGAGCTCGCGAATCGACAAATTAGGGTCGGGTGTAATGACAGACCTGGCTGAAAAATCAACGCGCTTCCCCATCAAATTTCCTCTTACGCGACCACCCTTTCCATTAAGACGCTCTTTAATTGATTTCAGCGGACGCCCGGACCGCTGTGCCACCGGCGCGCAAGACGGAATATTATTATCAACTTGCGTGGCAATAAAGTATTGCAACAAACTTTGCCAATCGTCGATAATTGCAGAATTTACCGATGACTCGTTCATTTTCTCAAGAAGCGTCTTGTTCGCTTTAATAATATTCACAATTGTATGACTAATATCATCCTCGCTGCGCTGATTTCCATCCATTTTAATCGACGGGCGAACAGCGGGTGGCGGAATCGCTAGCACTTGACAAATGAACCAATCCGGTCTTGAAAATTGCGGACTAAATCCCATAAATGCAACATCTTGATCAGATATCCTCCTAAATATTTTCAACACGACTTCTGGAGTCATTTTCATATTCAATTTCTCTTTTGTTCCATCAGCGCCTTCTTCTGCATCACCATCCCATTCTGCAAAAAGAGTAGCCAAGTTCTCTTTTTTAATTTTTTTGGGAACGAGACAGCCACATCCGTCGTGGGTGTCGTCGCCACATCTTTTAACTTTGCTCGCTAAATGATGCACGTAATTCCATCGTTCATATGCCTTCATGTCCATGCATTCTTTATTTGTTTCTTTATTTATAAGCAGTTTGCTGCATTTTATGCAGACGCATTTTAGCAACTTAATTATTGTTGGAAGATATTGATAATAAAATACGGGTTTTGCCAATTCAATGTGTCCGAAATAACCTGGAGTTCTAATATAATCTAAACCGTCCGTCGGACATTTGAGTCCTGGTTCTAAAACGCCCAATCGTGGATCAAACATTCCGCCGATCACCGGAATATTATTTGAATATGTGTCTCTGCTTGTAATTTCTGCAACCGAGCATTTGCGAATTTCTTCCGGCGAAAGCACACTAAATTGAATTCCAACGATTTTAGAAACTGTTTTTTTTGTCCAATTCGGTGTTGTCATTCTAGCAACGAGGCTACTATTTTCTATATTATTATGTCTATATTGTTTTATTCAATTTTTTATTTATTATATTATTTATTATCTAATAAATAGTATAATAATTAAAGAATATTTTATTACTGAACAAAAGAAATGAACTGATGTTCAAATATAAATGTCAAGGGTATTAAATACTTTTTACATCTTTGGACATTAAAAATGCCGATTTATACTTTAAAAATATTACAACATAAATTTTCAAAAATAGTAGAATCTGCTTGAGGTGTTGCTATATTATATATATCAATTTTATCTGAATTACTTTTATACAGATCAGTTGAATTAAAACATTTACCACACACCAAAATTACAATTATTTTATATTTTAACTGTGGATACTTATTTTGAAGAATTATATCTAATTTTTCAGCATCATCAATATCATTTATAATATTAGAATATTTTCCATTATGTTCGTAATGGTGATGACAAGCATGTCCTTTTCTACAAAATATAATGTCTTCGTTACTTGTTTCTAGAATATTAATTAATCTTTTACATCTTCTAATATATTTTTCTTTATCTTGATTTAGTAAATTACTATTTTCAAAATCGTGGTGAAAATATATATCGTATTTATTAATTCTGTTATTTAATGGTTCTGTAAAAAAATTGAAATTATCATCTAAACACTTAGATACACCATTATATGCAACAGTCCAATCAAATGGAAATGATAGATTTCGTAAATTTTTTTTTTTTAAAAAATCTGCTATTCCACAATCTACGCCTATTGGTATATACATTTACATAAATATATACATAAATATATTTATGTATACGCATTCTGGGCATTTAATTTCAAAAGGTGCTGGTGGTAGAAAAAAAAATAAATAAAAGAAATAAAATAAATCAAAGAAACGCAATTATTATGTCTATATTGTTTTGTTTTTATTCAATTTTATAATTATTTTATTAAAAATATAATAATTATAAAATAATTGTATATAATAATAAATAAAAATAGTTAATAAATGAAATTAAAAAAACGGTCGACACAAAAACGACAACGTTTATTAAAAAGAGGTTTAAAGAATTCTATTCTTCAACATGGTGGAGGTTTTATGGATATGATGACTTCATTGGAGGAAACAACGGAGGGGCAGAGCTATACTTCTATGTCTGTTCATTCAACTAAACCATTAATCGTAATTGGAAATAATACGGGAGAATTGATTTTATGGAAAATAGATACTGAATCGGCGCCAAAAAAACTGGCAGTTTTAATCGGTTTACCGAGCGCCGCCAAGTTCACAGAATTTCATAAAACTCTTCCATTTATAGCAGCAGGGTGTTCTGGTAAAGTATTAATGTGGATATACCAAAAAGAAGAAGGTCAAGAGGATGTTGTTCAACAACTTCAACCATCACATACCGTTTTTAGTTTGAAAAGTGAAGATGATCTTAATCGTGAAATTGGTGAAGTGGAAACAAATTTGATAGAGATGGCAAACTTAAACAAAGTTACAGATGGCGAAATTGGTAAATTGCAGGGTAGTAATGAAACCACGACAGTTAGAAGAAGAGATCAGCTATATAAAGAATATAGAATTAAAAAAGGTGAGATAAAAAAAAACCAAAGTGCTTTAGAAAACCTAAGAATTGAATTAGAAAATTTACAAAAAAAACTTCAAAATGAAGTTTCGTGTATTGCGTTTCATCCAAACAAACCATACATTGCAGTTGGTCTAAATAATAAAACTACAAATGTTAGTAGTAGATTTGTTATGTATACATTTGACCCTGAATCCGAATCCATTAAAGCATTATATGATATTATTCCGGATAAATATATTAGTCCACGCAACAATGTTAACGTTTTAATGGCATCATTTGGTAGTGATGGAGATATGTTTGCCTATACAACATGTGATCGTTCTAATGGTGGTCCTGGTGTTTTAAGAGTACAGAATTTTTATACTGATAATCAGGAGTTAGAAACCTCTGAAAAGAGTGTTTATGAAATACCCGGACACAGTGTAACATGTATTACACCTTATAAATCAATTCCAGAATATCACATGACACATGGTTTTCTTATTGGATGTGATGATGGTTCTATGAGATTAATAGACGTAATAACAGCGAAACCAAATTGGAGAGGTGCAAAAGTAAGAGTAGTAGAATTCAAAAGTGTAAATGAATGGAATAGTGGAAGAGATAAGATAAATTGTCTTGCCATTCATCCATTATTTCCTTTGTTTGCAAGTGTATCGCGCGATGCTAAACTATGGGAGTTTGGAAGTCATGAAGAGCTTAAAACTTTACCTTTACAACCCGCATCTCCTTTATTGTGTGTCGGATTTAATGACAAGTTTTTGGCACTATGTGGTTCTGGTGACGTACGTGTTTATAGTTGTAACTCTGATGACTATCGTGGTTACGAGGAAATAGTCGCTACTCGGCGAGAGGTACTGCATCTCGAAAAAAAAGCAGAATTGCAAAGTGGACAAAAAATTAGTGATTTTATCACCGATTTAAAGTTATTAGATCGACAAGGAGACGACTGTTCTATATGCGGCGTTAGAATGAATGACCCATCAAAACAATCGGCAATAAGATCTGGACCTGAAGAAACTCAAGAAGGATATTTAACATGTGGACACAAATTTCATACAAAGTGTATTAAAAGGTGGATTCAAGAAGGAAAAACAACATGTCCTTTATGTAGAGACCAAGTTCGTTTGGAAGTATTAACACCACACAAATACATTAAATATAGACAATCTCTACAGCATCAACGAGCAACAGAAGGGGCAAGTTCTGTTGGTAAAACTATAAGTCATCGTTTAAATCGTGTTTTGGGTGATGAAGGTGCTGTTGCCGCCCCCGCTGCGCTCGAACTTGAACATTCACAAGCAGAACTCTCGTCGTCGCAGGATCAATCTGGTGCTGGTGGTAGAAAAAAAAATAAATCAAAGAAATCAAAGAAATCAAAAAAATCAAAAAAGTCAAAGAAACGCAATTACTATTCAAAAAAAAATAAAAAATAAATGATAAATGAATTCCCAACAATTACGAAATATTAGCTATATCATTTATCATTTATGAATATGTAAAAAATTGAAATAAAAAATATTAAAAAAATATATATATATATAATTATAAAATACTCCCCCCCCCTTCAACAATGCCATTAACGCATGAAGAACACAAACGGAATCAAACCGTGTCGCAATGGACAAAAGACTATTTGGGAATTCATAATTCATCTCTTTTGTGGGATATAGAAAGAAATTGTGCTTCTTCGCCATATTGGTTAAGATTTAATTGAAAAATTCATTATGATGAATAATGAATATAATGAATGAATAATAATATTTTTAAAAGGTAAAAGGTCTGATTTTATTTACATATATTTTTATTTTTTGTTTTTATTTTTTTTATTTAATTCTTCATTTTGTATATTATTTAAAAATTGAAATAAATACATCTCTATACTTACATGTAAAAAGAATCCAATCCACACATAACACAACACAACACATGTCACAGCAGTCATCAAACAAACGGGGGACATCAAAAAATGTTGCATCGAAGAAACAAGTTTCAGAACTTGAATATAAACGTGGTTCTAATGATGATGGAGATGGTGGTGCAGACACTGTAGTACCACCACCGAATGATGATGGTGGTGGTAGTGGCAACGATTCTTCTTCTTCTTCTATTTCCTCCTCACCACCAAAAAAATATAATAAACCAGAACCATTTGATAAAGTTGAATATGCGAAACTTCTTGCTGATTTGTTTCCGTCTAAATATTCTAAACAGCGATCGTCAATTATTTCATCAACAAAACAGCAAAAAGATCAACAGGATCAAAAGGAGCAACAAGAGCAACAAGAGCAACAGGAGCAAATGCTTCGGAGATCTCAAAGAAATACAAAACAACATGAGATTGCGAAATCGTCGTCAATAAATAAAATGAATATTAAACCGAAATCGAAACAGCAGGTTGTCTCTGCTCTTCCTATTCCTGTTCCTGTTTCTCCCGTACATCCTTCTTCAACAACAAATGTTGCAACGGGAGGAAATTACAATATCGTAATTAATATCAAGGATCCGTTTGAGGACTTGTCTGATGAAAAAGATTATTCATCTGACATGGATGATTCCGTATTTGATGATGAATCAGCTTCCAATTATGAAACCGATGATAGTGATGAAACATATGATGATGATGATGAAGGGGATTCTGACGAAGAAGAGGATTCTGACGAAGGGGGTTCTGAAGAAGGGGATTCTGGAGATGATTCCGATGACGAAGAGGATCTCGATGATGATGACGATGCTCTTGATAAACAGGTAGGAACAAAATACAACATGAAAATTCAAGGCGAATCGATTGTTGGTTCGAGTTCAAAAAATTTAAATAAGAATGCAAAGAGCGCAAAGACTGCAAAGATTGCTACAAAAGAAGATGCTTGGGGCTCTGAAGATGAGGCAACAATCAAAACAATTAAGGCGCACATGGAAGAAATGCTCAAGATTGACAAGAATAATAAAATTGCAAAATCGACATTGGCACAAATGATTGAGAAGGAAACTAAAATCAAAGAAGCAAGAAATGCCGCCAACAAGAAGATTATGCGAAAAAATGTAAGGAAATTCGGACGTCTTTTGCACAAGAAAAATTCCGCAAACGACCTCAAGTATTTCAAAAAACACTTGTCTAATGAGCAACAAATTTGCGTGTTGAGTGAATTGGAAGAATTAAATAAAATGATGCTTGTGGAAAAACCATACAGACTTACACTTCTCGAATCAACCATTCCGAAACAATACAAGGCGATTGCACTAAAGCGCATACAAAATTTGAGGTATATGGATCCTGGCACCGGTGAATATTTTAAAGTAAAGAATTGGGTTGACACTTTTATGACAATTCCGTTTGGAATCAACAAAACATTGCCGATTACAATGGAGGTTGGTGTTGACAGGTGTCATGAATTCATGGAATCTGCAAAGGATATTCTGGATTCAGCTGTGTACGGTTTGAATGATGCAAAAATGCAGATTATGCAAATGGTGGGTCAGTGGATTTCAAATCCGGCTGCGATGGGTTCTGCAATTGCAATCAAAGGACCCCCTGGAACCGGAAAAACAACTCTGGTTAAAGATGGAATAAGTAATATTCTGGGACGAGATTTCGCATTTATCGCGCTGGGCGGTGCGACGGATAGCAGTTTTCTAGAAGGTCACTCTTATACGTACGAGGGAAGCACGTGGGGGAAAATCGTCGAAATTTTGATTCGTTGCAAGTCAATGAATCCGGTAATCTTCTTCGATGAATTGGACAAGCTCAGCGATACTCCAAAGGGCGAAGAAATCGCCGGAATTTTGACCCACTTGACAGACACGTCACAGAACAGCCAGTTTCACGACAAGTACTTTTCGGAAATTCCTTTCGATTTAAGCAAGTGTTTGTTTATTTTCAGCTATAATGATGAGACAAAAGTCAATCCGATTCTTCTCGACAGAATGTATCGGATTCGCACAAACGGGTATTCTAAAAAGGACAAGACGCACATTGCGCAAAAGTATTTGATTCCAAAGATTCAATCTGAAGTCGCATTCAGACCCGACCAAATTATTATTCCCGATGAAACGATCGAATACATTGTTGAAAATCACACGAACAAGGAGGACGGTGTTAGAAATTTGAAGCGCTGTTTGGAGATTGTTTATACCAAGTTGAATTTGTATCGTTTAATGAAGCCCGGAACGAAACTGTTTGACAAGGATGCGACATCGATTGAGGTTTCGTTTCCATTTAAAGTGTCGAATCAGATTGTTGACATTATGATTAAAAAGGCGGAAGATTCAACGTATCCGACATTCATGTATACGTGAATCAACGCGAATCGCCCATGAATGAATGAATAAAAAAAAAATAATAAAAATCTTACTATTATTTTTTTTGTAATTTAATTTATTATAAATTTATATCGAAGGACACGATGTTCCGTTTGCGAAAATATTTCCAGTAAGATGTCCTATTCCACATGTAGAAGAATTAGGATCTGTTGGGTTATTCAGAATACCGGCATTGTTTTGGTATGTGCTACTTGAATTCAAATTTATATATCCATTGTTATAATTATATATTATACCGTTTGAGTTGTTAACAAGGGTGGGATTAGATATTGCGATAGAAGATGACATATTTATACTACCATACTGATTTTTTATAACACTTGGTAAACCACCACTATTTCCATTTATAATTGCTGTAACGTCAGATGTTACATTTATTATACCAACATTATTCAATGTTGCACCATCATCGTTATAAAATTCTCCTTCATTCTTTATATTTATTATTCCGCCACTGTTCCAAAATAAATATTGATTCAAAATAAAGGTTAAAGGTGTTATATTTATTGTTCCATTATTATTAAATGTGTGATTATTTTTTATATGTACGCCATTACCTATAATGTTCACTGTTCCATTATTTATGAATGTTTGACCCGATCCTATTTCTAAATATTGGTTGTCGGGAAGGTTTATGTTCAATATTTGACATTGTAATATAATAGTCTGCGTGTTCTTTAGAGTGTACACGCCTGCTGAAAAAGTTGCTATATCGGTTAATACTATTGGGGGGCAAGGAATAACCGGATTATAAGGAGGAACAGAATTATCATTCGGATTGCAATTATCCAAAGTTGTGCAATCATAGCTGTATGCAATTCCCCAATTTATAGATTTGCTGTTTAACGGATTTGTTGCCGGCGATGTTCGCAATACGGATTTACCTTTTAATCGAGCCAAATAACGATCATAAGACCCGTGTTTTATGTCAACGCCTTTACCCGCCGCAGAAGTGCTTCCAGGTCGCATTCTTGTCAGGGAACTTCGGGTTGAATTGCCGTGCGACGGAACGTTTTTTTGAAGAACTCCCGGAACTGCGCGGTCGCTCATTTGATTCCAATTTACGCCATAAAGCGATTTTTGCGGATTTAATTTGGGCGAAACATACACATTCAGCGCTGACTTATTCATTGTATATTCTGAAGATGGAACCCTGACCGTATTTTCAATAAGTTTAATCGTGTATGCACGATTTTGATTGCTTGATAATGGTCCGCCATAATGTTCATAGCTGGGAAAATACCCGCAGGCTCTACACCCTATGGGATTTTCCGTTGATCTTCCATTTTTATGATGATGTGCTTCACAATTGCAGATTACACAGTTCGTTGTTGTCGTTGACATTGTACTTGTTGCTATATGCATATAAATAAATATTTAATTAATTAATTAAATATTTATTTATTACCTCCTAAAATAAGTGTATAAATGTGTCAGTGTCCCGCCCCGCATGCACGACCAATTAAAATTCGGTGGGAAATGTGCGATTGCCTCCGCGCTGATTAATGTAATCAACCTGGTCTTGACTTAAGCACGCGCACCCCATGCTGTCAGAATATGTGGACGGACAACATTCCGGTTTAAATTTATTATCGGCAAAAAGGAATAACTCTCCTTCGGGCAACGGAACGGGTGTTCCGACATTATCCTTAAAACTATTTAATTTATTTTTGTAGCCCATTCCGGAGGAATATTGTTTCGCAGTTTGGACCCACCCCATAGTGTATGAATCATCAATGTGTAAACCATTATTGCTTAAATTCACGAAACTTTCCGTTCCGTTTCCTTTTGCTTTTGCTTTTGCTTTTGCTTTAGTTGCCATAACATTCTTATTCGTCATACCCTCAATCATGCTATATTGGAAACAATCGCAAAACATTACCAACCCCATTAACATTCCAATAATAATGCACGCAATAACAACTTCAACGCGCATTTCATAACCAAAAATTTTTATATCCATTTAATAATTTTATTTATACTTATACATATATAAAAGATAAAAATAAATATGATGCCTAAATTATTAATTATAATTAATTGGACATCAGTCAAACGTCAAACACTTAATTCAACTTAAATTAACTTTTAACTGGGAACGCTTGGAATTCCTTTCGACGAGTGCACATTCAATATTTGATTTGAAAAGCCGATTAAATGACCCATTGGAACGGATATTGCAAGGAAAAACACAATTGCAGCAACCGCCAAGATGTCTCCGACAATTGGTATGAAGAACAATAAAATAATTGCTGCAGCCATTGCAATTAATATAATAATCACAATTTCAAGGAGGGATCCAATTAAACTTTTTATTGCTAAATATACTCCTAATAAAGTATATATCACCGCTGTTAATATTCCATTTGATTTTCCAACCATTGATTTAACGGTTATTATCGTCTCTGTTAATGGTGTCATAATGTTTAGTATTTTGGACATTATGCTTGATGTAATTTCTGACACTGAATTACGTATTTTGTTTACCAATTCACGCATGTCATTTATAATATTTGAAATTTCACCAACAGTTGCAGTTACTATACTAATTGTGTAATAAACGGGTATAAGTGCCATTTCCGATATATCCGTCAATATGTTTTGAGTGCATTCTGTAAAATTTTGTTCTGTATATTCCATTTTAGTCATGTTTTTGGGAGCATTTATCATTCCGGCAAACGGCATTATGTTCGGTTTACATTTTTGATTATTCCAATCGGCTCGTATTTTTTCTATATTTGTTTTAATATTAATATATGTAATTAACAATACAAATGAAATGCATGTTATTATTGCAATAAACACATGTTCACCATATCTTTCTAAAAATGTTTGATTATCGTACATTTCCATAAATTTATTTTGAATATCATAAATAGAATCCATATTAATTCTTATTATTATATATACATATAATTAGTCCACTGATTATTATTTTATTAGTTTGACTATATGCAAATTATTAATAAATATTAAATATTAAATGAATATTTTTCATGTAATATATTCATTTATATTACATGAAAATATTGAGCTTTGACGTAGGAATAAAAAATTTAGCATATTGTTTATTTTCAATTAATTGTTCTAATAATAAATTATTGAAAATAATAAAATGGGATGTTATAAATTTATGCGAATCGTCGATGTCATTGAATGAAAAAAAAAATACATGTTCAAAGTGTAAAAAGAATGCTCTTTATGTAAACTCTGAAAACGCAACTAATACTTTTGAATCAGAATCAATCATGTATTGTAAAAAACACGCAATCGAAACAAAATTAGTTATTGATGATGGTAAAAAAAATAAATCCAAACAGCGTTCAAAGCAAGCACCACAGCAGTTTTCTTTAAAATTAATAGTTCCTTCTAAAAAACAAAATGCATGCGATATTGATATGATTGTTTTGGGTAGAAGTTTGAAAACTAATTTTGATTTGATTTTTAATGAAGACAATGTGTCGTGTATTGACGCTGTCGTAATTGAAAATCAAATTGGACCGTTAGCCGGAAGGATGAAAATGTTGCAGGGAATGATTGCTCAATATTTTATTATGAAGAATGTGGAAAAAATAGAATTTATATCTGCTACAAATAAACTCAAATTATTTAAAAATGTGAAAAATTCAAATGCATCATCATTGGTTGAAACTGAAAAACAGGATAATTCTTACAAGTTGAGAAAACAGCAAGGACAACTCATATGCAAGTCACTTATATCTTTTTATCCGTCTTTACATTTGTGGAATAAAGAGTTTGATAAACATTTAAAAAAGGATGATTTGGCAGACTGTTTTCTTCAAGGATATTATTACATGTACAGCAACAGCAACTATAATTCCATATTTGATTTTGATTTGGATATATTTTTATCGAAATTTTAATAAACGCAACATTTTTTTTATTTTTAAATTTTTATAACGTTTTGGTGGATCTGGTTTTATTGGTGCTGGCGATGCTGGTGGTGGCACATTGTTATATTTATAAATCTCTTTTACTTCTTCATATTTATTATATAACGAATATTTATTGTTATTATCAAAAATTACCCACGGTTTATGACATCCAAATGATATATTATTATATTTAGATACTTCTTCAACGGAAAATGATAAAGCATCGTTAAATGATGGTTTATTAATGGGTACATATTCGCAACATGAAAAATACAAATCTTCTGGATAATTATTTATACCAGTTTTTTCCATTATTTCGAGCATTTTGCTTTTTTTTCTGAGGGAAAGTCCGCCATTACCAACACATTCACGTTCGTTTTTACCTTGAAGGCGATACCATGGTGCTCCCACATAATCATAATGCAAGAAATTGTTTATTAAATGTTTATAATTTTTAAATATAACAGTATCTGTTTGAAATACAAGAAATGTTTCTGTTGGAATGTGATTGTAGAAATCTTTATTATATTTTAATAAATCATTGTAATTATTAATTGTTAAATTATCCACATTTAAATTAATTAATGTAATGCGATGTTGGTGAATACTTAATTTATCGTTGATTATATTATTTATAAATTCTAAATTTGTATTTCCATGGAATACTATAAACGACCAATCGTCTGACAAGTTGCTCAAAAAACTTTCTAATACATAAGGCAAAGCTTTATGTCGTCTGGGTTCAACAATAATCGCAGTATATAACATTTATAATATATATAATATAAATATTATAAATGTGTACAATTAATATAATTTATATGCGTATGACTTAGAAATAAATGTTATAATTAAAATAATATAATGGACCCAGAAATCATTGATTTAGGCTCTTTGGATATAGGAAGTGGGGGTAGGGGTGGTGGCGGCGGCGACAGAGTAAAATCTGTAAACTTTGGAGGAGGTCTTGAGCTGTTGATGAACGATAGATTCAAATCGGGCGGGGATAAATCTGGATCAACGAATATCAATTTGGAGGATATAACCAGTTTAGAAGATGATTTGCGCGAGATGGATTCATCGTCATCTTCAAGAAATGTAAAAGAAATGCGGTCTGATTTGTTCAACTCTTCATCATCATCTTCGGCATTTAGCAATATTAAATTGTCAGACAGGCACGACCCTTTTTCAAACAGCATAGGTGGTTTGGGTGGCTCTGATGACGGCGAAGCGGGCATTGGAGCATCGACGGCGTCATTTGAGGAAGACAAGCCAACATGGGACGGTTTTGGAAAGTTCAATAATGTTCCGATTAATCCAGACGTTCCAATTGATTCGCAGCCGCATCTTTCAAAAGAGGAACTACTTCGAGAGAAATTCAAATATATAAAAAAATTGGAAGATTTAGAGAAAAAGGGCATTCGTTTAACGAAGAAATATGACATGGAATCGTCGTTATCAGAGATGAAGGGCGAATATGAGACGCACGTTGAAGAACGAGAGCGCAGAAACAGTGTAAAATTTCAGGGCAAAATGTTGATGGCGTGCATTACAGGTATTGAGTTTTTGAATAATAAATTTGATCCATTTGATTTGAAATTGGATGGGTGGTCGGAGCAAATTAATGAAAATGTGGATGATTACGATGAGATTTTTTGCGAATTGCACGAAAAATATAAATCAAAAGCAAAAATGGCACCAGAACTCAAATTGTTGTTTCAGCTTGGTGGAAGCGCAATCATGCTTCATATGACAAACACAATGTTCAAATCGGCAATGCCGGGAATGGACGATATTATGCGCCAAAATCCCGAGTTGATGCAGCAATTTACGCAGGCTGCCGTTTCATCCATGTCGCAATCGCAGAATAGGGGGGATGGTGGCGGCGGTGGTGGCGGTGGTGGCGGTGGCGGCGGCGGAAGTGGATTTGGAAATTTTATGAGCGACATTGCGGGAATGGCATCTTCGAAATCAAATGCTAATGCGTATTCGCACCAACCCCAATATAACCCGAATCAGCAAATGCCAATGCCAACCGTTCCACAGCGCCCTCCTCCTGCCCCAATCCAGACACAAGGAGCTCGCGCGCCTCCGCCACCCAGACGTCCGGGCGATCTAACAAATACTCGCCCAGATCTTTTAATGGGTCGCGGAGGTGTATCACAAACGATACAGCAAAGCTTGCGTCCTGAAATGAAAGGACCTTCTGATATCTCGAATCTTCTATCGGGTCTCAAAACAAAATCGGTTGCTGTTGATATGAATGCAAATGCGAAGACTCACAGCAGTAGCGTAGGCGGAGGAGGGGGCAATGGAGGAAGCGCCATTAGCGCGTCTGACTTGAATGAAATGAAAAATGATAATGTTCCAAGCAAGAGTAAACGCAAACAAAAATCTGACCGAACTTCAATCAGTTTAGACATTTAATAGGTTGATTGTGACTAATATATACTTTATTATTTTATTGAACTATAATAAAATAATAAAAGAATGAATAAAAATCAATGAAAAATACTTAAATTGATTTTTTAATGTATAAAATAATATTTATCAGCGTTTAAGAATTGTTTACCATAATGAATTTATTTATTCTCTCCCTGATTCCACGCGAGGTTGCCGAAGCCATGATGGATAAACACATTGTCAAGATCATTCTGGAAGCGGTTCAAATGTTGTGTTCTGCTCGTCGTGTTCTTCTTCCGGACGACGAGGAAGGCAATGCCACTCTTTACAAGATGGCGCACAAAAATCATCCCGTTACGATTTGGTGCAGGGAATCTCAGGCGAATTTCATTTGGACGCTTGACCTCATCGATGAAATGCACAAGGAGTGGCAATACCGTTACAGCCACCCTGAAACAAAAATACACAAATCATACACGGTTGCCCAATACTTACGAGAGCACATTCCAGATGCATCCCTTTTCCCACAGCAACGTCTCACGCCATTTGCGCAAGCAATGCCCGATCAGTACAAGCATGAAGACGCCGTCCAAGCTTACCGCAACTACTACATGTCCGAAGAAAAACAAAAGATTGCAACGTGGAACAAAAAGAGGGCTGCTCCCTCATGGTACATTAAAATGTAAAATAAAATAAATCGTTGTCGAAAAAGTCGAAAGTTATTTGATTTTACATTTTTTTTATTTTTATAACTCGCGCAATTCAATAATCTTTACTTCATATGCGCATGTGTAGTTGGGACCCCGCTTGTAGTTGTGTATTGGGAGGTTCTTTTTTTTGTCATGTCTCTATATGATTTTGATTTACTTGGAGTTCGCCACATAGATTTCGGAGTATTCGAAACCGTTTTACTATTTGTTGTCATTACTGCGACAGCGTTTGAGTTTGTCATGGGCATAATTCCATTTAATAATCTATTTTTATGTTTGAAACTCATGTTGATATTTTTTATCGATTCAATTGCTTCTTCTATAACGGCTTGAGCTTTGGGATCAAATTTATTGTACGAGTCCACAAGATCGTTGGATGGATGAATGGTTAATGCATTCTTGTCACCGCTATGAACAATATTATTTAATTTTGAACGCAAAGAATCGCTGTGAGGAATAAATGTCCGAAGTTGAGCAGCCACGCCCTTCTGCAAAGGTAGCGCTCCGCCCAAATGTACATGATTTATTTTTTTATCATTCTTATATTTCCTGGTCATTGTCCTTACTGTTCTCATCCTCATTCTTGTCCTCCCATTCATTTTTATATTTCTTGGTCGGTGCATTTTACTTTTATTGCGCATTTAATTAATTATATATATAACTAACTATTATATTATACAAATAAATATATATAAAATTTAATTAATTACTATACATATAATTAATTAATTAAATTTTATAATTATGATAACGATATTGTCCTTTATACCGCCAGAATATATTAAAACAACTAAAAATGATTGCAATCTAAAAACAATCACTCTATTTTCATCTGTTAAAACAGCAATATTGCCTCAGACATTTTCTAATTGGGAATTATTTTTAATCACAAATGTCAAAAATGTAACTTTTGAAGACTCGGCTAATATAGATCCAAGAATTAAAATAATTTATACTCCCGATTCATATTTTAATTTAAATTCTCTCTACAACATCAATGATGAAATGTATAATTTAAAATGTAAATATATTTCGATATTCGACTTGGAAAATGATATCTGGAATATAAATAAATTGCAGATTCAGTATGATGTAATAGAAACAAACAACTACGATATAGTCGGATGCGAATGTTCTCCGTCAAGTGAATGCATTCCTGCAACGACCACGCAAATACTTAAATCGCCCAATGCGTCACTTTTTCACGCATGTCCGTTTTTAATATCTACTATTCTAATAAAAAAAGAACTATTTAAATCTTTATCTCCGGAGATTGCAGTTTACGAAACAAATATATGCAATCATACAATTGATCAAAACTTTATGTTGATCAATTCATCGTTTAATACCGTTATGGCTCAATTCCATTCGCTTTTATTGCACATGACGTTGAGAGAATGTCAAATATATTATATCGGTTATTCTAAAAATAATGAAAATAAAAAACAACCTCAACAAAATCATAATATTCGAATTATTAATAATTCACTCGTTGAAACATCTTCGCAACAAAAATTATCAAACCTTTACAATAATAAAACATGCGAACATATATTTTTTATAAATTCTAATGAGTATTTGAGAGAAAAGTATATGCGCATTAAATTCTTTTCTGATTTCTGTAGTTCGGAAACATGCAAGCAAAAATATGAAACATTATGCAGAGTTCACGAAATTGTGAATTATGGTCAAGATAAGTATTTGAATATTACTAATGGAAATACGTACACTCACGCAATTCTTTTAAATTGTCCGATTGTCTCTGACATTTCGGTTCCTCATGAATGCGTGCTTGGTTTAGCGTGCGAACCAATTCCTTATTTAAAACTTTCTTATGATTTTATCGATTTTGCCGATAAGCATGTGGGCGCATATTACATTGGTTATAAACATCCCAAACTCACCAGTCCGATTTTCAAAGAATTTCACGGATTCATGTGGTACACTGAACCGCCGGCGCCAGAAACCATTATTAAAAATGTAAATAATAATAATAATAATATAATTTCATTAATTCTCTCCAATAAATTGCAAGCACCCGGACATGCGTATCGTCATAAACTCGCAATGTTTATTTTAAAACATAACTTGCCCATAGACATTTGGGGAACGGGAGCGTTGCGTTATGTTTCTAAATTTCCAAATCATAAAAATATTAAAGGTCCATTCAAAGATAAAGAACCGTACATGACGTATTCCTTGAGCATTTGCATTGAAAATTATCAACACCCGCATTATTTTTCAGAAAAGATTACCAACTGTCTCGTTTGCAACACTACGCCAATTTACCTTGGGTGCAGTGAAATTGAAACATATTTTCCTAACCAAGTAATACACTTGAGCGGAGATATCAAAGAAGATGCCGGGCTTTTAGTAAAAATAACGCGAAATCCTAATGATTATATTCGAGAGATAAAAACAAGCGAAAACGATAATGTTCTTAATTTAATGAAGAACTTGCCGTGGTAAATAAAATAATAAAAATAAGCGCAATAATATATTTTATAAAAACAATGATAAGAAAAAATAATAGAAAATAATAAAATCGACTTATAAATGATATTTAGATATATTTTATTATATATATTATATATATAATGGAGTCGTCTGATGATGAATTTTATGACTTAACTGAACAAGGTTTAACTGCAATGGATGAGTTTGATAAGGGTTCTCTACCAGGAGAAGAACTTTTAGGAGAAGAACTTTTTAATCTAGACCACTCGACACATAGTCAAATAGCTAAATCAAGCTGCATTACTTGCGCAAAAGAACTTGCAGCTCGCTATGGAATTGATAGAGCCATGTCGGATTTAAGGTGGCCGGGAGAAATATGCGAGCATATGCGCAGAAGAGGAGTTTGCAAATCATGTGATGGTGTCAGTTTATGTCCTCACAGTAAGGAAAAATACTATTGTAAAGAGTGTGGTGGAAAAGGAACAAAACTTTGCCATCATGGTAAAATAGAACGCGCATGCAAACCATGTAAAGCAGAAAAAAAAACAGCACAAGCGGGGTCGGCAGAAGCGGCGGCGGGACCAGCAGAAGCGGCGGCGGGATCAGCAGAAGAAATGATGGATATTGGAGGGGGGGTAAAAAAATATAAAAAGTATAAATCTAACAGCAGAAAATCCAGCAGAAAATCCAGCAGAAAATCCAGCAGAAAATCCAGCAGAAAATCCAGCAGAAAATCCAGCAGAAAATCCAGCAGAAAATCCAGCAGAAAATCCAGCAGAAAATCCAACAGAAAATACAGCAGAAAA